ATACATAACCATATAAAGATATCTTTATAGGCTCCCGCCTAAGCCCTCACACTCGCAAGATTCATGCCAACAGACCATGTTAGTTAGTGCTCACTAAGTTAACTCCCTAGCAACTTCCATGCCAGCTCCTGTGGATAACTCTGTAGATAACCTGTGGATAACAGCTCCTGTGGATATCTTGTTAGTTCCCTGTGGATTGTTTGTGGATAACCCCCTATGAAATATATTTCCTGTGGATAACTTGTAAGTGAGCACTCACTGGGGCGATGCTAGTTGAGAATGATTCTCATTGTTATATGGCTCTATGGTTATATAACGATATGCTTATATGGTTCTATGCGCATGAAGGGGCGGGGGAGGGGATTGCCTCTCTAATTATTTTAATGTACCCACGTAGATACAAAAAAGAGGACTTTTAGAGAACGTGCTGATGATACAAAAAAGAGGACTTTTAGAGTACACTAAATATGGTTAATTGTGCCATAAGAAACACTAGATATGGTGTAACGCAACGTGTTGATTCTAAAAAGAAAATGCTAGATGAGAACTATTCTCATTTAGATAACGTAAAAGGGGGCAATGTGTATATAACTAGTAACAGCAGAAGATGTGCGGTACAAGCTGTGCTGTACAAGCTAGGAAGAGCATAACTAGTAACAGCAGAAGTTATCCGTAGAAGCTGTGCTGTACAAACAACAGTAGTAGTTATTTTACTTGACAAATTAAGAAAAATATGCTATAATCGGTCTAACTATAGAGTTGAGCAAGATTGGTTTGATTATCGTTATTATAATAAATAAAAACTATAACCTCTCCTAATCCGATGAACTCTATTAGTTAGAGTTTGGTTGTTTTAAAACAAAAGGGCTAGAGGGCTAGGATGGAACAAACGACTACTAAACGTGGACGTCCCAAGAAAACCGACATTGCCAAGAAGAAAGCTGGTGGGCGTGGTGTTGTTGGCAGACCAAAGGGGGATGCTGCCATTATCAACGAATACAAGGCTCGTATGTTGGCTTCACCTAAGAGTGAGAAGGTGTTAGAGGCAATATACAGCGCAGCCTTAGATGATGACCACAAGAACCAATCTGCGGCGTGGAAGCTCATCATGGATAGATTTCTTCCGTTGTCCTACTTTGAAAAGGATGGGCAGAGCAGCGGAAGAGCCAGCATCAGTATCAACATTACTGGTGTGGGGGAAGCATCCCCGGCAGAGGTGATACAGGACGTAACCGACGTGGAGATAAAAGATGATTGATGCCCTGCTGAACATCGGTGGAAAGCTGGTAGACAAACTGATTCCCGACCCAAAAGCCCAAGCTGAAGCAAAACTGTCTTTGGCTAAGATGGCGCAGGACGGGGAACTAGCCAAGATGGCTAACGAAACCAAGCTGTACGAGGCTGAACAGAACAACCTATCCCAGCGTCACACGGCTGATATGGCTAGTGATAGTTGGCTTAGTAAGAATATACGCCCGATGACGCTTATTGCCATCCTTACGGGTTATTTTGTTTTTGCGTTGATGTCTGCCTTTGAGTTGGACACCAATGCAGCTTATGTGGAGTTGTTAGGTCAATGGGGTATGCTTATTATGTCCTTCTACTTTGGCGGCAGAACATTAGAGAAAATTATAGACCTGAGAAAAGGGACTAAGCCATGAAGTTTTCCCTCTCTAAGCGTAGCCTCTCCCGACTGGAAGGTGTGGACGAAGACCTAATCAAGGTAGTGAAGTTTGCCATTGGTATGACCAAAACGGATTTCGGTGTCACCGAGGGACTACGCACCATTGCCCGACAAGAGGAGTTGGTAAACAAGGGCGCAAGCAAGACAATGAAATCCATGCACATCATTGGTCGTGCTGTGGACTTGGTAGCTTATGACAACGGCAATGTTGTTTGGGAACTCCCCTTCTATTTTGACGTTGCCGACGCCATGAAGGAAGCCGCTGTGATGGTGGACGTTCCGTTACAGTGGGGAGCAGCGTGGCACATTGAGGACATCCGTAAGTTTGATGGTTCTATGAAGGATGCGTACAACGCCTACGTTGACCTGCGACGCAGCCAAGGCAGAACGCCATTCATTGACGCGCCACACTTCCAAATATGAAATTCTTTGTCATACTCTTTACGTTCCTCTCTCCCGGTGTGCTTCAAGTACAAGGCGAGAAGAGTGTTGAAACAATGGAACAGTGTGTAGAAGAAGCGTACAGAATCAACAACGATGGTAATGTGCCATTCAACGCAGCTTGCGTCCCGGCTAAGAAGGACAAGATGATATGAAAGACTCCCGCTTAGAACGAGCTGGTGTGTCAGGGTACAACAAACCAAAGCGCACCCCATCCCACCCAACCAAGTCTCACGTGGTAGTCGCCAAAGAAGGTGACAAGGTAAAAACCATCCGTTTCGGACAGCAAGGAGTGAGTGGTGCAGGAAGTTCCCCTAAAACAGCAAGTGAGAAGGCTCGTCAGAAAAGTTTTAAGGCAAGACACGCCTCAAACATCTCCAAAGGGAAAATGAGTGCTGCCTACTGGGCTGATAAGGTTAAGTGGTGACAGAGTTAAACATTTCCCTGCTCCCGTGGCAGAAAGAGGTGTGGAATAGCCCAGCACGGTTTAAGGTGGTAGCTGCTGGACGCCGTACTGGAAAATCACGACTAGCCGCTTATTTGTTGATAGTTAACGCATTGCAAGCTGATAAAGGTCATGTGTTTTATGTGGCTCCTACGCAAGGACAAGCCCGTGACATTATGTGGCAAACCCTGTTGGAAGTTGGGCATCCTGTTATACAGGGGAGTCACGTTAATAACTTACAGATAAAACTTGTGAATGGAGCCACAATTTCTTTAAAAGGTGCTGACCGACCTGAGACAATGCGTGGTGTATCGCTGAAGTTTCTTGTAATGGACGAGTATGCCGACATGAAGCCTGAAGTGTGGGAACAAATCTTACGTCCTGCACTAGCCGACCAAAAGGGACAGGCGCTCTTCATCGGCACTCCAATGGGAAGGAATCACTTCTATGACCTTTATCTCTATGGTGAAAAGGGAGATGACAGCTCTTTTGCATCTTTCCATTTTACTTCTTTCAATAACCCACTCTTGGATGCAGCAGAAATTGAAGCAGCTAAGAAAAGCATGTCGTCGTTTGCCTTCCGTCAGGAGTTTATGGCTTCCTTTGAAGCAATGGGTGGTGAACTATTTAAAGAGGAATGGGTAAAGTTTGACGAAGACGAGCCTGACAGGGGTGATTATTACATTGCCATTGACTTAGCTGGCTTTGAAGACGAAGGCGCTAAGAAGGTTAAGAACAAAAGACTGGATAATACCGCTATTAGTGTTGTAAAGGTGAATGAAGATGGTTGGTATGTGAAAGAAATCATCTATGGACGCTGGGATGTGAAGAAAACAGCGCAGAAAATCTTTGATGCTGTGCGTAAATACGAGCCAGTCGCCGTAGGAATTGAAAAAGGAATAGCAAAGCAGGCTGTTATGCCGTACATCAGCGACATTATGCGCCGAAATCAGACATTCTTCCGCGTAGACGAACTTACACACGGGAATAAGAAGAAAACTGACCGCATTGTGTGGAGTTTGCAAGGGCGGTTTGAGAATGGATATGTTATTTTGAACAAGGGGGAGTGGAACCATGAGTTTCTTGACCAACTTTTCCAATTTCCTAACCATTTGGTGCATGATGACCTTGTTGATTCTCTATCATACATAGAACAACTGGCAAAGGTTAGCTATGTCACCGACTTTGAAGAAGACGATTACGAAATGCTTGACGCCGTAGCAGGATATTAAGGGAGAAAATATGGCTGGAATGTTTGACGACCCCGAAGCAGGGCTACTCTTAGGAAGTAGAGGCGACACTGCTGTCTCTGACCCTGAAGCAGAAGCCTATCTGAAATTTGCGGCAGATTTTACGCCGGGTTTTAGCGATGCTATGTCTGCCAAAGACGCTTATGAAGCACTTATGGCTGGTAACTATGGTGAGGCTGCACTATCAAGTTTAGGTATTCTTCCGTTTATACCCAACATTACACGTTTGATTAAACCCGGTAAACAAGGTTTTGACACTCGTTATCTCACTAGAAAAGAAGACTCGCCTCGTGCTGAAATATTAACAACAAAAGTTGAAGAACGTGCTAATCCTTCAGTTCCAAAAGTTAAACTAGAAGAATTTGAAGGTCGCCCGTTCTTAACTCAATATTCTGATAGAACCGCTGCTGGTGGGGTATTGGTAGATATAAACGGTGTTCCTTTACGAGTTGACCTAAGGGGTGGTCAAGGGTTTATGTTTGAAAACCCCGGTCAAGTTTGGGCGGCAGATAAAGTACCTGCTAGTAATATTTTAGAAGTTGCAGAACTGCTAAAGAAAAAGTATAAAACAAACCCGATTTGGATGCCGTGGACAATGGCTCCGTCAGGCGGTGACTATGCCACCATGACAGGAGAAGCCATGCTTGGCTATGCTGCCGCTGCTATGGATAAAAAGACAAGAGGGGAATTAAATAAAGCAATCAAAGATTTTATACCTGATTGGAAAGGCGTAGAAAATCCAGCTAGTTTGGAACAGTTTAGAAATGTCTCAGGAGATGTTAGAAAAGCAATCCAAAATAAAATGGATGTTGATTTTAGAAACAAAGGCGGTCTAAGTTTAGCAGAGGCTCGTTTGGCTGTGTCGGACGCAACGCAATTAGCAAGCGCTCGTACAGAATTAAAAAATGTAGGTGAAATATTCGCAAGCAGACCTATTTTTGATAAATCAGGGCACCCTACATACAATACAGGTATCCCCGGACAAGGCATCGGAACATTAGACGAAACTTTAATGGCTTATGATGTTCTACCTGTGTGGGCTAGATTGAAAAACGTAACAGACACTAGAAACCCAACAAATCCGGCAATGAGGTCATTAGAAACAAACTTAACAACCGGTTTTATTGATGATAAGTTGCTTAGACAAATTGAGAATTTAAGAAACACTGGGCTACAGAACCCTCTACTAAAGTAAGGAAAACACATGGATGACAATAAAGACGTATTCACCTCTCAGAAGCTAGAGAACTGGGTGATGGACAAGGTGGAACGCTGGCGCGACCACTATCAGAGCAACTATCAAGAGAAGTTTGACGAGTACTACCGCCTGTGGCGTGGCATTTGGGCTGCTGAGGACAAGACCCGTGAAAGCGAGCGTTCTCGGTTGATTAGCCCCGCCTTGCAGCAAGCCGTTGAGTCTGCTGTGTCGGAGGTTGAAGAGGCTACCTTTGGTCGGGGCAAGTGGTTTGACATCAAGGATGACCGCAAAGACCAAGACAACCGTGATGTGGCTTATCTCCGTGAGCAACTCATGGAGGACTTTCAATTCACCAAGACCCGCAAGGCTGTCGCTGAGTGCATTTTGAACAGCGCAGTGTTTGGCACGGGTATGGCTGAGTTGGTGATTGACGAGATTCAGGAGATGAAGCCAGCAACGCAGCCCATCATGGATGGTGCCATGCAGGCTGTCGGCGTGAACGTAGCCCCTCGTGTTGTTGTCAAACTAAAACCCATCCTGCCACAGAACTTCCTCATTGACCCCGTGTCTTCCTCTATTGAGGACGCACTGGGTGTAGCTATTGATGAGTTTGTACCGAAGCACCAAGTGGACATGGCTATTCAGGCTGGCATCTACCGTGATGAGGACGTTGGTGAAGCCTATCAAGACACCGACCTAGAGGCTGACAAAGAGTTAAGCACCTTTGACGATGATAAAGTTCGGCTGACTAAGTATTACGGGTTGGTGCCCAAGCATTTGTTCAACGCTGCCATGAACGAGCCTGAAGATGACGACGACCTAACCGAGAAGGAAGAGGACGAAGACGAAGAGGGCTACATTGAGGCAATGATTGTTATTGCCAACGGCGGTGTGCTGCTGAAGGTTGAAGAGAATCCCTTCATGATGCAAGACCGCCCTGTGGTTGCTTTTGCGTGGGACGTTGTGCCCGGTCGCTTTTGGGGACGTGGCATCTGTGAAAAGGGATATAACAGCCAAAAGGCGCTGGACGCTGAGATGCGAGCACGTATTGACGCCTTGGCTCTGACGGTGCATCCCATGCTGGCTATGGATGCCTCTCGTATGCCTCGTGGTGCTAAGCTGGAGGTACGCCCCGGTAAAACAATCCTTACCAACGGCAATCCTAACGAGATTCTAACGCCATTCAGGTTTGGTTCGTTAGACCAAGTGACGTTCAGCCAAGCCAGTGACCTGATGAAGATGGTTCAGATGGCTACTGGGGCGATTGACGCCGCTGGTATTCCGGGTGCCATCAATGGTGAGGCTGCGGCAGGTGCTGTGTCAATGTCACTTGGGGCGATTATCAAGCGTCACAAGCGCACGTTGATTAACTTCCAAGAGAACTTCCTGATTCCTATGATTCAGAAGACCGCTTGGCGTTACATGCAGTATGACCCTGACAACTACCCGGTTCAGGACTTCAAGTTTGTACCAAGCAGCACCTTGGGTGTTATCGCCCGTGAATACGAGGTAACACAACTGGTTCAACTTCTCCAAACCCTTGGACAGGACAGCCCAATGTACCCAATGCTGGTTATGTCGGTTATTGACAACATGGGACTATCCAACCGTGAAGAACTGATGGCTCAGTTGCAGCAGATGTTGCAGCCCAACCCACAAGAGCAAGAAGCTCAACAGCAGCAACAGCAGTTGCAGCTACAGGCGGCACAAGCTCAAGTTGGTGTGCTACAGAGTCAGGCGCAAGAGAACTCCGCAAGGGCACAGAAGTACCTTGTGGAGGCTCAGGTGGAGCCGCAGGTGGCACAGGCTAAGCTGGCTGCTGCCCTAGCCACCAACCTAGAGGACGGTGGGGCAGACGACAAAGAGTTTGAACGTCGCGCCAAGATTGCTGAGTTGATGCTCAAGGAGAAGGACATTGATTCAAATGAACGCATTGCCATGACGCAGATGGCTGGTAAAATGCAACAATAGGTTTAAAAACACTTGACAAATAATACTATTTGTGGTATAATACGCCATGTCTACCTAGAGAGGAAACAGACATGGACAGAGACTTACAAGAGTATTACGAAAGTTTATTAGAACTGTTTTCTACCAGTGGATGGAAACAATTCCTAGAGGACATAGGCGACAACCTAGAGATTTTGGGAGACATCACTACCATTCCTGATGAAAAACAGTTTTGGTTCCGTAGAGGGCAAGTAGAAGCGATTCAGCGGGTCTTAGCCTACGAAGAGTCAATTTTGGCTGGTTATGAGGAGGCTAAACAATGAAGCGAATCTATGAGTTTGACTGTGGAACACACATCGCAGAGGCTTACGTGGACGAAGAAGTTCGGACAATCCGCTGCAACATCTGCGATGCACCCGCCTATCGTATCGTTAGCACACCTATGGTAAAGCTGGAAGGGGTTACTGGGAGCTTTCCCGGGGCTTACTACTCATGGGAGCGCAAGAGGAACGAGAAGATAGCACAAGAAAGAAAGGCTGATAACGGCTAATTTTTGCCGCAAATATCAGTGGTTGGTTATATAACCATATAGTATTTTTCCATAATGCTTTTAGCACGGAGTTTAATATGGCAACATTTATTGACGAGGAAGAAGGTAAACAAGAAGAACTGTTTGATACCCTTCAAGAAGACCAAACAGAACAAGTAGCCGAAGAAGAGCCTGTTGAGGCAGCGCAGGAAGAGGCTTCTGAAGAAGAAGGACTACCTGAGCGTTATCGCAACAAAGACATCAAAGACATCATTCAGATGCACCAAGAGGCTGAGAAGCTGATTGGCAAACAAGGTAATGAGGTTGGAGAACTACGGCGTATTGTTGATGAGTTTATCAAAAGCCAAACCGTCTCAAAAGAACAAGCCCCGCAAGAAGACGAAGTAGACTTTTTTGACAACCCTGACAAGTATGTTCAGCAAGCAATAGAGAAGCATCCAAAGGTGAAGCAGGCAGAAATGCTTGCGGCACAGATGAAGAAGGCTGAAGCACTAGCCACACTGAAATCAACTCACCCGGACTTCCAAGAGGTGGTTACCTCCACGGACTTCCATGACTGGGTTAATAACAGTAAGGTTAGGAAAGAGATGTTCCGACGCGCTGATGCAGAGTTTGACTTTGATTCAGCAAACGAACTTCTTTCAACTTGGAAAGAGAGACAACAACTGGTGTCCTCAACCAAGCAGATTGAAGAGGTTGGTCGGAAACAAGCCATCAAGACCGCTTCCACTGGCACGGCTAAAGGTACTGGTGAGGTGTCTAGCAAGAAGGTTTATCGGCGTCAAGACATTATTGAACTTATGGCTCGTGACCGCGACCGCTACGAGGCTTTACAGCCCGAAATCATGGCGGCTTATGCGGAAGGACGAGTACGCTAAAAACCATTTTGAAAGGAAATTATCATGGCACTAGGTACTAACCATGTAACCAATACGACCGCAGCAACCTTTATCCCTGAGTTGTGGTCTGATGAAATCATCGCAGCCTACAAGCAAAACCTTGTTATGGCTAACCTCGTTAACAAGATGTCCTTCAAGGGCAAGAAGGGTGACACCCTGCATATTCCGAAGCCCACCCGTGGCTCGGCGTCTGCTAAGGCTGCTTCCACCCAAGTGACGCTCATTGCTGCCACCGAATCTGAGCAACAGGTTTTGGTGAACAAGCACTATGAGTATAGCCGCTTGATTGAGGACATCACGGAAGCTCAAGCACTGGCTTCGCTGCGTCGGTTCTACACCGATGACGCTGGCTACGCTTTGGCTAAGCAAGTGGACACCGACATCATCCAACTGGGTCGTGGCGCTCAAGGTGGCACCGCTGGTGACGCTGACTATGACGCTGCTGTGTTGGGTGGCGACGGCTCGACAGCTTATGT